TTATCAGTTGCATCAGATACACTCTTAATTAATTGACCAGCAACTTCATATGCTCTGGGCATTTCACTTTCCTGAGCAAGTTCAAGAATGCCGTTAATTGCTTCTTGTCCTTTTTCAATGATAGAGTATAGATTGCCTCTTGTATACTCATAATCTTTGTCAATATCATCTTTAATCAATCTATCAGGTTTTTTCCTTTCCACCTTAGTAGGTAACGTTTCTGTAACAACTTCTGTTGCTACATTAAAGGCATCATCTAATTGATCAAACTTCTTTGTCATTTTCATGTAATCGTTCCATCAAATCCAAAGTCATCACCCAGTGGGATAAGGTCATTATCTGCCACCGTAATGCCCTTAACAGGATCACCTCTAAGATGTGAGATAATACCAGTTCCGTCTTTTCCTCTTTCTACTGTTATCTTCTTAGTACCCTCATCAATTTTAGTAACATAAAGTTCTTCACCACCAAGATCATAATATTTCTCAATACTCAATCCACTAACATCTTCTAGAGGAATAACAACCTCTGTAATCCCAATATCTTCAGTTAGGGTAGTAATAATATCTCCAGTATAATCCTTGATTGCTCTTGGAGTAACTGAATATGAAATATCTCTTTCGACAGACTTGGAACCACCAGCAAGATAATTGACAGTTGTCTTCTTGATGATATCTGCTGTAGCACTGGAAACAGGACCGAATAGATATGTTTTTGCTGTAAATCTTAGAGTATAAAGAAGAACTCTTCTCTTATCAAAGTCTCCTTCATAATCATCTTGCATTGTAATATTTTCTAATATAATTGGAATATCTCTTTTCTCTTTAATTCCAGAAACTAATTGTACTGATAGATTATATGCCGGTTGAAAATATGGAAGTATCTGTTCTACAATCTGTAATGCATCATCATTCAACTTACACATAACAGCAAGTTCAAATTGCATATTATAAGGAACAGGCATGAAAACCTTTTTAGTCTCAGTATTATTATCAGGATCTTTTACTAAAATCTGTTGAGTTGTAGTAACTTTTCTACCTGGATCATAAGTTAACCCAGTAAACTCAAATGACATCCTTGGCAATGTAATTGCTGTAGCTTTGTTTAAGTCGGGTGATTGTGTGAGTCTTGCCAGGAACTTCTGAGTAGGCCCATATGCCAAAGGAACCTTAGTTACATTTACATCAGTACCACCAGAATCAGTATGGGTAATAGATATCCCATTAAAAAGAGTACCAAAAGAAATAATGGTCTTCCTCAATATTTCGTTATAAAAATATTCAAACATTGTTATAGTCCTGGTATATTATTTATGGCATCCCAAAGGGATTGGATTCTGAGAAATCTAAAATCTTATCTGCTTCAGTCTCTATATTAAAGTTATCAGCATATTCCTCAGTTTCTCCAATTTCTGTGTCAATAAGTCTTATGTCATGAGTAGCACCTGAAGATGCTCCAGTTAGAGTCTCTCCAATAATAAATGTTCCTGCTACATTATTTAATTCAAGTATATTAGTATCAGATCTCCATACTCTTACTCTTGCAGTTGTTCCACTTGTACCACCCGTAACAACTTCATTAAACTGGAAGTTGCCAGTACCAGTTCCGCCAGGGATAGAGAATGTGGCATAAATTGGTAGATCTCCAGTAGTATAACCAGAACCAGTATTTGTATACCAAACATTGTTAATCTTACCTGCAGCATTCATAATAGCAACTGCAGCAGCAGTAGTACCAATTCCAGTCTTCGCAATTGAATCTGGAGCAGGGAAGGTAACTGTTGGAGCAGTAGTAAATCCACTACCACTAGCAGTAACTGTTACAATACCTAGAGTGTTATCACTAATAAAGCTAGTAGCAGCAACACCAGATCCTTCACCTTGATTTGTAAATTCAACACCTGGTACAACTGTATATCCAGCACCTGGGTTTATTATATGAATTTCTTGAACAGATTTAAATGCTGAATTAACATTTAAATTACAATATTGAATTCCACTAATCATTTCGCCGATAGTAGCAATACCTGTAACTCCACCAGATGGTGCAGAAGATACTCCTACAGTTGGAATTCCAATATATCCTCCACCACGATTACTAATCTTAAAGTAAGATATAGCACCAGAAGTTATAATTCCAGTATATGCTGCAGCAGTTACTCCCGCACCCACCATAGTAAGTGTTTGTGTTACTCCGAGAATTGTGGAAATACCATCTTCAGTAGTTCCATCTGCTATATCATCTCCTACCAATTCATCATCGATAGCAGCAATACCAGTATCAATAACCTCATCTTCGTAGCGGAAGAGTTCACATCTCAATTCATAAACATAAGTCTTCTGTAGTTGATAGAATGGCTTCTCATGTTCTACATACTTAATCTCAAATAACCTATCTCCTAATGGGAAATAAACTAAATCTCCTTCTTTTGGTCTAGTGGTTAATTTTACATTCGCCTCATTCTTCATTAGGGGTTGAATATAAGTCTCCCATCTCTCTCTAGAGATAGTAAGAGTTATTTCATTAGTTCCTTCAATACCAAACTTTGTCATCAATACGGGATTTTCCGCATATCCATCATAAGTATCAACATATGCTTCTAGAGGATATGCATCATCAAATTTAGACTGAATTACTTCCCTTATGACTGTATTTTCAGTCATATATTTTCTAGGAAGATAATGCACTTCAACACCATACATCCTCAACTGTTCGTTGATAAGACTTTGAACTAAACTCTGTTCGTTCTTAGCACCTTGCTGAAAGTATGGGTTAAGTGCCATAATATTAACCTATCATATCTAATGGAGGTAGTTCATAAGTATTAGACATTTGCTCTCTAATGATTTCAAGATCTTTCATCCCGTCATCATAGATTTGCCGTCCGTTTAATTCAATACCTCCTGGCAATTTAACTCCTTGGAATTTAAGTAAATTTTGTCCCCACTGTCTTTTGAAAAGAGCAGCAGTATATTTCTTTAAGAATGAGTCATTCCAAACTCTAGCATAATCATTTGGATTTAATGCTCTGAAACAATCAAGAATTATAAAGTCTCCTACAGTCAAACTAGCCCAATCAATATCTAGATACAATCTATCCATCCTCTGATTAAATCTTATTTGCTTTTGAGTAGTCAATAAGAATTGAATATCCTCCAAATAAGTTTTAGTCATCGCATAGGTCAATATTTCAGTAGAACCCCAATAATAAATGTCATTCAAGAATAACTGATACTTAACACTAAACATGTTATTAGTAGCAGTATTAAGTCCATCAAAATGATATATCTTAGTTATACCAATAACTTCTGGAGGAACTTGTAAATAATTGCTATTCTCATAGTAATCAAATGTAGTTTCTACTCCTGCAATATCTGCTGTAGCAGTCTCAGTAACTATTCCTACGGTTCCATAATTTCCATTAGTAGATGCTCTACCTCTATCAATATCTTCTTGCGTTACCCGATATTTCATAAACGTTTGAGAAACACCATCAAAATGCCTCTCTTGGAAATATTGAATAGCATCATCTATTAGGTCATCACACTGTTCTGTGGCTAGATTAATTTCCAGCACAGGAGCACCTAATTGCCTTAGACAATATTCCTTAAATTCGTTCCTGCTTGCTGGTTGAGCCATTTATACAACTATTCTTTTAGATATTTAGGGAACAGAAGAGATGCCTGCATACACTAGAATATTACCATTAACAATATTATATATTGTTGAACCAGAACTTACTAATACATTATATACATATCTTCCTTCTGACAAATCTCTAGTTTCACCAGCAGTTAAAGTTAATTCAAATTTTCCTCCTGCGGCACTCGTGAACCCAACATTAAAGGTTGCTAAGGCACCCATTGTTGCCCCTACAGCAACGCTCTTTGCTAATTGTGAAGAACCAGTCCATCCAGTGGTTGTAGCGATTCCTACGGCATTTGCGGATGAGAAATCAAAAGCAGCATTACCAGTATCTACAACAGTAAATTCTGTAATAGATTGAGCTCCACCAAAGATAGTTAAGTTCGCTGCATAAGGAACTCCTGCACTAGGATCAAATGTAATCTTTTTACTTGCCATGGACTAACTCTCTAAGTAAGGATTTTATTTCCCCAATTTCACCTTTTAAATTATCAAGATCTTCTTTCATAGTATCAAGATCCTGTTCTTTTACTTTTTTAATAGAACGGGTAGTAACATACTTATCATGGTCAAAAGAATTGATGTTGATAATTGAATTTGTGTTAGGATCTCTAGCAAGATCCCCATGTCCTTCCACTTTATACATCATGCTAGTGCCATTACTCTTAATTTCTTCATGCGAGGAACAAAAACTTGACTTGTTGAAGTAAGAAGAAGTTTAATCCTATAAGATCTAAATGAAGGTAATTGATCAGCAGTAAATACATACTCTGCAAATTCCAACTCACCACTCTCAAATCCAGTAGAATTTACCTTAGGAATGAATACATCAGATTGTCCATCACTATCTTTTAATGCAATAACTTGATTTCTACTATTCAAATTACCAAATCCAGGGAATGGTGTAAAGATAGGTTCTTCACCTTCTGTATTTGATATTGAATAGAATGCTCTTATATCACAATTAACATTAATATGAGCATCAACGAATATTTTAAGAGAGCTGGCACTATTCTCAAGAAGTACTTCTTTAGAAATATACTGACATGCCGTTGGATCAGTATCCATACCATTTACTCTACTATCTGCCGCATAATCAGCAATTACACTATTAACTCTATTAGAAGTAGTAATAACAGACAATCTCTGAGCATCAATAACTGGACTTAAACGACTATCAGTAGTATTAAGGAATAATCTCATATTCATAGATTTATTTCCGGGAAGAGTTCCCAGTTTCAAATCTTCATTAATCTTAGATGCAATCATTCTAGGAGTATGGAAGAAATTGGACACATTTGGTGTAATACTTTCAAATCCAGCATCTAACCAAGGAATTTCATTTCCATCAATACTCTGACTAGTAATAGTTCTAACTTCTCCAGTTATAGAAGTACCACGAACAGATACATTTTGAATAACTGGGGTAAGAATCTCAAATGGCATATTTTGAGTTGCTCTTGTCTTCTTACCTCCAGCAGACTTAGTTGCATTCAGATAAAGACTTGGATATCCAGCAACTGTTCTAGTAGTTCCATCTTGACTCATATCTAATTTAATATGATAAGAATCAAATGTAATTGGAGATGTTACAGTAGGATCAGATAAAGCATGAATCTTATTAATTCTCTTCAGAGAAACTCCGCCCAATTCATACTTATAAATTGGAGTTCCAACAGGATAGGTATATGGAAACAATCCTCTGGTGCTTATACCAATTGTATTACCAGAAACAGATTCGTAAGAGATAATTTCTCCACTACCATACCCATTACCACCAACCTCAAGATATCCAAAGTTGGTAGTTCCTACACCAACGTTTTCAAATAAACCAAACTTAGATCCATCTACTACACTTATACTACCTGCAGTATTAGTAGTATTTAAAGGAGTAGTTAATTTGGTTGGTTTTACATCTGATCTTGCATACATAACCTCAACCAAATTATCATCAAAATACATTCCATGATTCTTATGGTCTACCTTAATATGAAGACCATCAGTGTCAACTGTAGTTGCAGATACTTGGACATTTCCACCATAACCAGCATTAAGATCTACAGTATTTCCAGCATTATTTGTATATTGAATAGTCTTAGCAGCACCAACAGTGAAATCTCCCTGAACACCATTCAAGATCAACTCACTAGTCTGTCCAATAGAAACAATTGAAAGTCTTGCATCTCTACCAACAGAATTGATACCTAAAGTAGTGAATCCAACAACATCCCCAACTTGATATCCAGATCCTCCAGTATCAGTAATTGCAGCATCAATTTCACCATTAATAACATCTACAGTAGCAGTTGCACCTCTTCCATTACCAGTAATTGTAACAAGATTTACTCCAGCAATAGTACGAGATCCATCAGCAGGAGTATATCCAATACCAGCGTTACTTACACTAAAAGTACCAGTTACTGAACCAGCAACCCCCACCAATCTACCTATAGCATTTGATGCAGGTTGAGAAACTATCTGCCCAACTTGAAGTCCAGTATCTGCAACAGTTGTACCAAGTCCAACCCTAACCGTTCTTGAAATCAGATTCAAGGAATCTGGCATCAACTGAGGAATTTGGTTATTTCCTTCAAAAAGTATCGGATTGTAAAGTTCAACACTTCCAGAGTCTTCAAAGTCTGCCCTATAAAGAGTAAACTTCAAATCTTCCCACTGACTTGCTTCCCATGTAGAAGCATTCTGTGATTTGAATAGAGAACCCAAATATGGTTGGTTAGAAATATAGGTTTGAGTTAGAAGATCATTTTCACCAATTCTTGAAATATAAACACTATACTTAGTAGAATTAGATGCTAAACAAATGGCATATTCATTCCCACCTTCCAAATAAACAGGTGCTTTCATCTTAATAGTAGTGGCAATTGAACCATCACCAGAAGTAGTAATATCTCCAGGTTCTACTACAATTTCAGAGAAAGGAATAACATGTTGTGTTGGATATCCATTATTCATAGTCCTCAATTGGAATACCAAAGGAACATCATTATCATCCTTAGATCTAAAGAATACATCACATTCAGTAATGAATATTCCAGTCGATTCATCAACTAAGAATGATTGTGCAAGAGGGTCATACCAACCAACAACCACATTCTCTTGTCTATTTTCACTAATTACCTCACTTCCTACAACTTGAAGACCAGTTGTTCTAGTAACAGCTCTTTCGTTGAATTCTTGCTTTTGTTCAACTCTAGCATTTCTGACAGAAACAATATTTTCCTGAACAGTTTCAAGAGTTCCTGCAGCAGTATATGTTTCTTCAGCAATAGTACTTGCTTCATTATGATCATTATTCTCATCATTAACTAAAGTAAATACTCTAGTACCAGTTTCAAATCTAGGATAATTAATATTATTAGGATTAGGAATATAGTAACTTCCTTTAAGGTTAGCCGCTAAATCGGAAATAAGTCTCAAATTAATAATCTCTGCTGTTGCTCCACTAGATTCTCCAACCAAGGTCATTCCAGTCTCAACCCAACCCCAATAATCCCCCTGAACTTCATTAGCAAGAGAATATGTATCAACATTTAAAATTGTTGAAGTGGATGAATAGGACTCAGATAAAACTTGATTATTATAAGGATTCTCTGGATATATCTTAGTCGGAAGATCATAATCACCTTCTCTATGATTTGATTGAGCAACTCTAAAGGTTATTCTTGGAATTGATTGACCTTCTTCACCTAAACCAGTATATTGAACAACTCCGGTAACTTTTTCTCCTACCTGGAAGGTACCAGTATTCATTTGAATTTCAAGGAGTTTAGGTACACAATACTTGGTAACATCTACCCCATCAAAGAATCCATACAATTTAGTCAAAGGTTTCACCCTCTTAGCATCAAATTCTACATTCCTTGCTCTCATGTAAGGAATCAAATCTCTACTTACAACTCTATCACCAACAGAATGCTCATCAAAAGATTCTGTGATGGTTGTTCTCATTCCAGATCTTGATTCTACACCAACATCAATCTGTTCTCTAAGAGTTTCACGAATCTCTCTATCAATAAGAGTACCAAATTGATTTCTTCTTCCACCACCAGGTTGACCCATCCAACCCCTAAATCCAATATTACTTTCACTTCTAGTACTAGTTGTTGATATAACATCAGTTCCAACCCAATTCGTTGACCAAGCACCCCAAATCATCGGACCAAATCCAGTCTGAGGATCTACTGTACCTGCTTCAATAGCATCATTCATTACTCTATCATAAT